GTTGGATGGTTGAGAAGATCAAAGGTCTTGCATTCCAAATTGAACGTGAAGCCAATACGATTGCTAAAACAACTCGTAGAGGAAAAGGTAACATCATGATTTGTTCATCTGATGTTGCATCCGCTCTTGCAATGGCTGGTATTCTTGACTATAACTCTGCTCTACAGAGTCAAGTTAGTTTGACAGTTGACGATACAGGCAATACATTTGCTGGTACTATCTTTGGTCGTATCAAGGTCTATATTGATCCATACTTCCCTGCTAACTTCAACAGCGAATTCGCAGTTGTTGGTTACAAAGGTACTAACGCATATGATGCTGGTCTATTCTACTGCCCATACGTTCCGTTGCAAATGGTTCGTGCAGTCGATACGGGTACTTTCCAACCAAAAATTGGATTCAAGACTCGTTACGGCTTAGTTGCAAACCCATTTGCAGAAGGTACTAATCAAGGTTTGGGCGCATTGAACGCACAAACTAACAACTACTACCGTGGATTCCGCATCAGTAACTTGATGTAATCGAAACCCCACTAAGAGGGTACTTTAAAAAGGGGACAGAAATGTCCCCTTTTTTTTATGTCTAAATATAAGACAGGAGATTTGAATGACAGCGACAACAAGAAACCCAACCAATCCAAACTTTCTTCAGCCGAATAAGTTTATACTAACATTCGCAAGAACACCAAACGTACAATATTTTTGTCAATCATTAAGTGTGCCTGGAATTTCTATGTCAGAAGCACAACAAGCAAATCCGTTCATTGACTTATATGTGCCAGGTGAAAAGGCAACATACGACTTATTGAATCTTACTTTTCTTATAGATGAAGAATTAAAAGGTTGGATAGAGATTCACGATTGGATTCGTGCATTGACTTTCCCAAAAGAGTTCGAAGAATATCAAAAACTTGGTACATTAAATACATTTACAGCTAGAAGTTCGGTTAAGAAGCCACAATATTCCGATGCATCAGTTGTAATACTATCATCATCAAATACACCATATTACCGTTTTACTTTCCGTGATTTGTTTCCAGTTTCTATTTCTACCTTTGTTATGAGTGCTACAGATGATCCGAGTAACACAGTTAGCGCAGATGCTACATTTAGGTACAGTTACTACGATATCGAAAAATTATATTAAAACAGCTTGACATTATTATGAATTGAGAGTATACTCCGCAAAGGAGGCTTTAACTATGAAACAACTTGACGAACTACTAGAAGAATGGCGGAAAGATTCCGACATTGACAGAACAGAACCTGGCAAAGCATTGCTAGATATACCGAAGATGCACAGTAAGTATTTGAATATACTTTCACGGCATCGTTTACTTTCCAAAGAATCTGAATTCAAATATAACAGAATGAAGAAGCTTAAGTGGGAATATTATACAGGTAAATTGGATGATGACGATCTTCAAAAATATGGATGGCAACCATTTCCATTTGTACTCAAATCTGAGATCACTACATATATGGATAGTGACGAAGATATCAACAAGTACATTGCAACTAAAGCAATGCATGATGAGATTGTTGATGTTTGTACCGCTATATTAAAGGAGTTGAATAGTAGAACATTCCAACTCCGTGACTTTATAGCATGGGAAAGATTTATTCAAGGTGTCTGATTTAATACTTCATAAGAAGAATGAAGCTTTCATTCAGTTCGAATGTGATAGAAACATTGCACAAGAACTGAGTGACTACTTTACCTTCTACGTTCCAGGATATCAATTTGTTCCAGCCTACAAGAGTCGTTTGTGGGATGGAAAAATTAGACTAGCTGACTTGCGGAGCTTTTCAATATATCATGGTCTAGTACCTTATATTGAAAAGTTTTGCAAAGAACGTGATTATACATTAGAGATTGATTCTGATGTATCAACAACAGAAAACTTTTCTGCAATTGAAGCTGCAGAGTTTGTTAAGTCATTAAACTTACCGCATGAGATTAGAGACTATCAATTAAAGTCTTTCATTCATGCCATTCGTAACAGAAGAATTCTTTTACTATCACCAACTGCATCAGGCAAATCTTTGATATTGTATTGTATCATTAGATATCTACAATCAACGAATGCAAAACGTGGACTGTTAATTGTTCCAACAACCTCATTAGTTGAACAAATGTATTCTGATTTTGCTTCATATGGATATGATTCAGAAGAATACTGTCATCGCCAATACGCAGGTAAAGAGAAACATACAAACAAGTTTCTTACCATAACAACATGGCAATCAATCTATAAAAATGAAGGTGATTACTTTGAACAATTTGATTTTGTTCTTGGTGATGAAGCGCATCAATTCAAGGCCAAGTCTCTCACAACAATTCTATCTGGTTGCACAGCGGCTAAATATAGAATAGGGACAACAGGAACACTTGATGGAACTCAAACACATAGACTTGTATTAGAAGGACTATTTGGTCCAGTCTATAAAGCAACATCTACTGCCGAACTGATTGAGAAAAAACAGTTGGCAGATTTTAGTATCAAATGTTTGATTCTGAAGTACTCTGATACTATATGTAAAGAATCTAAATCTTGGGACTACAACCAAGAGCTTGAATACATAGTAATGAATAAGGCCAGAAATGATTTTATTCGAAATTTAGTTTTGTCTCTGAATGGTAACTCGTTAGTTTTATTTCAATTTGTTGAGAAACATGGTAAACATCTATATGAGAACATTAAAGAACATGCAGGTAAAAGAAAAGTATTTTTTGTGTTTGGTGGCACCGATGTTGAGATTAGGGAATCGATTCGGGCAATTACTGAAAAGGAAAAAGACGCTATTATTGTGGCTTCTTATGGTACCTTTTCTACTGGCGTTAACATTAGGAACTTACACAATGTTGTCTTTGCTTCTCCTTCAAAGTCTAGGATTCGTAATTTACAATCAATAGGTAGAGGTCTAAGATTAGGTGATAACAAAGAAGCTGCAACTCTGTTTGATATTGCAGATGATTTTAGAATTGGCAAATTTACCAATTATACATTGAAACATTTTGTGGAACGTGTTAAAATATATGACGAAGAAAAATTCAATTACAAATTTTACAACATAGAACTCAAAAATGCTTAATACAACAGAATCTCAAATTAAAATTGTTAGATTGCAAAGTGGCGAAGATATTATAGCTGATTGCACAGCAATAGAAGATAGTGATACTGTTTTACTGAATAGACCAATGCACATCGTATTTAAAAGAGTATCAACGGGTAGATCCGTAATGATGATGATGCCTTGGTTGCCTATAGAATTGATTAAAGAAAATTCTGCTATAATTTATGAGGCAGATATACTTACTGTTATAGATCCAAAAGATGATTTAGTAGAGTATTACTCTAATGCAGTATGTGATGAAGATGTGAAACATGCAACAGAGTCTTCAATTAGGCCGCAGTTGTTTGATAATGATAATGATGACGGTCCAACAGATGCAGAGTTAGATGAGGAAGAGTTGATTGAATTGTTAAAAGAAAGACGTAATAGTAAGGTACATTGAAATGGATTATAGTAATGTTATTGTGAAAAAACCTTGGGGTATGGAATACCTCTGTTATAGAAATTCAAATGTTGCAATTTGGTTTCTACACATTGAAGAAGGTAAAGAAACTTCAATGCATTGTCATCCAAATAAGAACACTGGTTTTGTTTTACTCAAAGGCAAAACAGAGTTATCGTTCTTACGGAATACAATTAAATTAAAAGCTCTAGACAAGATACATATCTTTAGGTCTAGATTTCATTCCACAAAAGCAGTATCTAAAGGTGGTGCATTCATACTTGAAGTTGAAACACCGGAAGATAAACATGACTTGGTTAGATTAGAAGACAAGTATGGAAGAAGTGGTAAACAATACGAAGGTACAAAACATCATTTTGAAAAGACTGATGAGTGTATTTGGATAAAAGAAGCTAATAATAAATCTAAACCTATAGAAGTCTTTAACTGTCAAATAAAGCACATTAAGCCAGTTAAGCGATCTTTAATGAATGGTAAAGAAGAAGACTTATATATTATAACGAATGGTGGTATTTGTACCCACACAAATCAAATTATTGTATGGCCTGGTGATGTTATTGATGGTCATACTCTCTCTCGCCTGTTAAAGGCATTTTATCTTGAACCAACTACAACTATGATTTCGATTACAAAATGATACACTTATTTGACTTAGACTTAACAATTTGGGATTGTTTCAATAAACATAATGATCCTATTTGGGCAAAACAAATGGTTTTCCCTTTTAATAATACCGATGACGTTATCGTTGATGATGTTGGTTCTATATGCATACTCAGAGAAGGTGTGAAGAACTATTTAAAATATCTTCAAAGTGGTAACAACAAAATTGGTTTTGTTTCTGCTGGTAAACACCCTTCAATCCCATATGAACACCAACAATCTGTACATCTATTAAGAAAATTTGGCATATACAATCATTTTAATTTTATCAAAAGATTAGAGTCTAAGATATATGATAAGACACTTGATGTTAAGTTTGTTGTAGATAAAATTGTTTTCTATGATGATAATGATGATGTGCTAAATAAAATGAAACAGTTTAAACATGTAATAG